GTTCCTCGACACGATTCAGGCGAATGGCGCGATGATCGCGACGATCTTCGGCCTCAGACCCGAGGACGTCGGGTTCAAGACCGGCGACTCCAACACCTACGCCAACGTGGAGATGCGTCAGATCGACCGGCTCGTCTACCCCATCGCCCAATGGGTCGTCATCCTCGAGGAGTTCCTCACGTCGCTCGTGCCCCGCGGCCAGTTCGTGAAGCTCAACGTCGACGCCAACATCCGTCCGGACACGAAGACCCGCACCGAGGTCCAGACGATGCGGCTCGCCGCCGGGATCACCTCGGTCAACGAGGAACGGAAGCTCATCGACCTCGACCCGATCGGCCCCGAAGGCGACCGGTTCAACTGGCCGCCGAAGACGACCCGACCAGCACCTCAGGAGTGACCATGCGCGACCTGCGGAACCTTCCCGACCACGTCCTCGACCGGCTCGCCGACGCGTTCGGTGTCGAGGCGCTCGCCGAGCCGCTCGCCGGATTCGACGCGATCGTCGTCGACCGCGGCGTCCAGAAGCGAGTCGAGGAACGTGCCCGCACCGTCGAGCTCCGCGCCGCCGACGACCAATACCCGAAACTCGAAGGCTACGCGCTCATCTACGACACCTCGTATGACGTGTTCGGCGGCCCGCCGATCGGCTGGCGGGAGATGATCGCCGCCGGCGCGGCGAAGAAGTCCGTCGCGGAACGCGACGACGTCCGCCTGCTCGTGAACCATGCCGGGATCCCGCTCGCCCGCACCGCGTCCAACACGCTCCGGCTGGAGTCCGACGACGTCGGGTTGTTCGTCGGCACGCCGGATGGGATCGACATGCGGTCCCCTGACGTGCAGAGCCTCGTCGTCGCCATGGAGCGGGGCGACATCGACCAGATGAGCTTCGCGTTCCGTGCCACCCGCCAGGAGTGGAACGACGACTTCACCGAGAGAGTCATCCGAGAGGTCCAGCTGTTCGACGTGTCGGTCGTGACGTTCCCCGCCAACCCGGCGACGGTGGCGCAGCTCCGCGCCGCCGACACGCCGCCGTCGAGGCGGGGCATGTCCCTCGACCTGGCACGTCACATCGCCGCCAACCTGAGGATTTGACCGAGGCTCACGCCGGAGGTCTGCGCCGCCCGACACGCCGCCGGAGGGCACCTGTCGGGCACCCGGACGCCACCTGAGCCGCCCGACCATGGAGGAGACCATGAAACTGATCGAAGAGCTGCGCGCCCGCATCCGTGAGGCGCTCGAGGACCGGGCCCGCCGCCAGGCGGAGCTGGACGCCATCATCGCCGCCGCCGAGGAGCGGGGCGACGGTGCCCTCACCGACGAGGAGGAGGAGAAGCTGAACGAGATCCGCGCCGCGGTGCGAGCCATCGACGAGCAGGTGGCCGAGGCGCGGGATCGGATCGACCAGCTCGAGGAGGACGAGCGGCGCCGGAAGGCCGCCGAGGAGGCTGCCGCCCGGTTCGAGCCGAACCCGGAGGAGCGGCGCCAACCGCACGTCCGAGTGTCCGAGCCGCCAACCTACCGGCGCGGTGGCCCACACTCGTTCTTCGCCGACGCCTACCGCGCGTTCGGGGCGAAGGGCGGCCACGACTTCGATGCCGCCGACCGGCTCCGCCGACATCAGCGGGAGATGCAGGAGCTCGGGGTGGAGCTCCGCTCCGACGAGGCCCGCGCCGTCGGCTCCAGCCTGTTCGGCGGGCTCGTCGTGCCGCAGTACCTCGTGGACGAATTCGCGCCGGTGCTGCGGAACGGCCGGTCGTTCCTGAACGCGGTGCGGCGTGAGCCGCTGCCGGAGGAGGGGATGACCCTGGTGGTGCCCCGCGGGCAGACCGGTGTGACTGTCGCCGCGCAGGCCACGGAGAACGCGACCGTGTCCAACACGAACGTGGACTACGACTGGGACCTGTCGGTCGGGGTCCGGACCTACGCGGGTCAGCAGGACGTGTCCCGCCAGTCGCTCGAGCGGGGGACGCCCGGCATCGACCGGCTGGTCTACGCCGACTTGGTCGCCGCCTACGCGTCCGTGGTGGACGCCGACGCGATCAACGGGGCGGGGACGTCCGGCACCCACAAGGGGGTGTTGCAGTCGACCGGCATCAACGGGGTCACCTACACCGACACGACTCCGACGGTGCCGGAGATCTGGCCGAAGCTGGCGGACGCGATCCAGCAGGTCGCGACGAACCGGAAGATGTCGGCGAACCTGATCGTCATGCATCCCCGCCGCTGGGCGTGGTTCGTCGCCGCGTTGGACGGCCAGTCGCGGCCGCTCATCGTCAACGACCCGTCCGCCGCGGTCAACGCCATGGGGGCCGCCGCCGCCGACTTCGGCGAGGGGCAGCTCGTGGGCACCCTGCAGGGGCTGCCGGTCTTGGTCGACGCCAACGTCCCGACGAACCTCGGGGCTGGCACGAACGAGGACCGGATCATCGTGCTGCGCCGCTCCGACCCGGTGCTGTGGGAGGAGGGCGACGGCATGCCCAGGGAGCTCCGGTTCGAGGAGACGGGTGCGGGTGGCCTGACGGTGAAGCTGGTCGTCTACGGCTACTCCGCGTTCACCGCCGAGCGGTACGCGGCGGCGGTGTCCGTGATCTCGGGCACCGGCCTCGTGGCGCCGAGCTTCTGATCCGCCTGATCGAGGGGAGGGGACACGACGGCCCCCTCCCCTCTCCCGATGAGAGGAGGTTCCGATGTGGGAGAACCCGAGGGCGACGCTGGCCGGGCTGCTCCGCGAACTCGAGTTCGAGCGGGCGCGTGGCCGCGAGAAGCGGGTCAAGCTGATCGAGACGCAGATCCGCAAGGTGAAGAAGGCGCTCGGTGATGATGTCGAGACGGCCGTCGAAGCTCCGGCGGAGAAGACGGCCAGCCGGTCGTCGGCGAAGGGCGGCGACTGATGGGACTGCCTTTGAACCCAAAGGTCATCGTCTCGTCTGCGGCCCGCACCGCATCGGGTGACTCCGGCGCCGTCCGCGCTGGATGGGACAAGATGCCATCACTCGGCACCAGCCTCAACCTGCTGATCGACGTCACCGCGGTCGGAGGCGACGCAGACGAGACGATGGATCTCGAGGTGCAGTGGTCGCATGACGGCGGCCAGACATGGGCGTCGGCCGACGGGACGCCTGACACGTTTGCGCAGATCACCCAGCCGGGCGGACCCAAGACGGTGATCAAGCAGTTTCCGCTCAGAGCGCCGCATTACCGCGTCGTCTGGACGCTCGCCGGGACCACCCCATCGTTCACGTTCAGCGCCTCGGAGTGGCTGACATGATCACGCTCTGTCCCGACCCGAGACTGGTGACACTGTCGGCGACGCTGGCGAGCGGTGCGTCTGTGACGTTCACGATCGTCGAGGGAGGTGGCTCATGCTGACCATCCGCAGACACGCGGACCGCTCCACTGACGGTCCGCCATGGCCTCTCGCCGGAGTGTCCATCATCGGTGAGCTGCCGGAGATGCATCGGTGGTCGACTCGCATGGTGGACCGCGCCGTAACAGAGGGGTGGATGACGTTGGGTCGGGGCCGCATCACCGTCCATACCATGTCGGGTGACATCGTGTGGAGGATCGTCCGTGCGCCGGGCGCCTACTGCGTCCACTGCGGCTGCGAGGTCGGCGGCGGTCCGGCAGGCAGCCCGGACGAGGTGGCGCGGCGGCGTCTTCACACCGACGAATGCTGCGACGACGGCGGCCATCCAGCCGAGCATCCGGCCGGTTACGAGGTGCTGTCTGGTTGGGAGGTCGAGTTGGAGGAGGATCGTCGTGGCTGACATCGTCATCAACCAGGCGCTGGGTCGGATCCGCACGTTCGCGGACAACGCCGCCGGAGGCGTCGCCAACGCGGCGTTCATCCTCGTGTTGTTGCAGGCTGCGGAGGCGGACGGGACGATTCGCGACTACGACGACCTGGCCGCCCTGCTCGCCGCGACAGGGAACACCGAGGCGACGTTTACCAACTACGCGAGGAAGACCATTCAGGACGCCGACATCACCGTCACCGTCGACGACACCAACGACCGGGTCGACATCGACATCCCCGACCAGACGTGGACCGCCGCCGGGGGGACGACCAACAACAACCTTACCGACGCCCTGTTCTGCTACGACGCGGATACGACGGTCGGGACGGATGCAAACATCACCCCGATGTCGCTGCATGACTTCCCAGTGACAACCGACGGGTCCGACCTGACGTTGCAGGTGGCCGCCGCCGGGCTGCTCCGGGCGTCCTGATGCGGTGGGTGGCGGCCCGCTGGGTCGGCACCGGCCACCCCGGCAACCACCGCCGCCCCTCCGCCGTGGACGGGACGTGGGCCGCCATCGACCTCGGCCCGGTCGCCGTCGTCGCCGCCGACCATGCGCACCGACCGGTCGTCGACCTCGGTGACGACCCCGACGCCCACCTGCCGGCCGCGGTGCGTCGCCACCTCGAGAACATGTTGTCGGTGACGTTGGACGGGGTGACGGTCCGTCACATCGTCGCCGAGCTGCTCACCGTCCACGCCCGGCCCGGCCGATGGCACCCAGCCAGACCGAACCCGAGGTCCGGCCTCGTCGAGGTATGGTGCCGCCAACTCCTCTTCGCCGCCCCGCCGATCCGAGCCGCCACCTTCTCCGAGTCGTTCAACCAGGCCGACTCGACCGTTCTCGGTCCGGACCTGACGTGGACCGAGGTGCAGAACGACTGGCAGACCGTCTCCAACCGGGCCACCCCGCGGACCAACAACTCGGGTGCCGCCGCCCGGGCCGAACACGACCTCGACACCGACAACCATTATATCGGCGGGCCGGTCCGGTTCGTCGGGTCGGTGTCCGGTGTGATCGGCGTCTGCGCCCGATTCTCGGCGACGGCGCAGACCTACTACCGGGCGGCGCTCGACTCCGCGGGCCGCCTCGATATCACCCGCACCGTCAACGGGTCCAACACCGACATCGCATCCCAGAGCCGCAGCCTGGCGGCGGACGTCGACTATTTCGTCCAGCTCGAGGCGTCCGGGTCGACGATCCGGGCGAGGGTCGACTCGGACGTGTGGCTGACCGTCACCGACACCCAGATCGTCGGGAATCTCCGGTTCGGCCTCGCCGGATACCGCACCAACCGCGACCTGGCGGTCGATTGGCTGACCGCCCGGGATCTCGGGATCGGCCAGGCGGCGGAGACCGACCTGGCGCAGCCCATCCGGGCCGTCCGGGTCGTCGCCGTGGGACAGGGTCTCGAGACGGACACGGCGCAGCCCGTCGGGTCGGCGA